ACATCCAAATGGCAAAGAAGATTTCTCTTAACTCTGCTTATGGTGCTATCGGCAATCAGTACTTCAGGTATTATAAACTAGCAAATGCAGAAGCTATAACACTCTCAGGTCAAGTCTCAATTAGATGGATTGAGAACAGAATGAATGGGTATCTAAATAAATTGTTAGGAACTCAAGACATAGACTATGTGGTGGCATCAGATACTGATTCAATATACATCAATTTCGGCCCTCTTGTCGATAAATTTTTTGGTAATAAAATTAAAGATAAGGCTAAAATTGTTTCATTACTCGACAAAGTTTGCCAAGATAAATTGGAACCCTTTATTGATAAATCCTATGAAGAATTGGCGACTTATGTAAATGCTTATGACCAGAAGATGTTTATGAAGAGGGAGAACATCGCTGATAGAGGTATATGGACTGCAAAGAAAAGATATATCTTGAATGTATGGGATAGTGAAGGAGTTAGGTATGAAGAACCAAAACTAAAGATGATGGGTATTGAGGCAGTCAAATCCTCAACACCTGCTCCTTGTCGTCAAATGATTAAAGACACTCTTAATTTGGTTATGGGTGGGTCTGAAGATGATGTAATTGCTTTCATTGATGATGCAAGGAAGAAGTTTAGAAATCTACCACCAGAAGATATTGCTTTTCCTAGAACAGTATCTGATGTGAATAAGTATAAGGCAACTGCTACCATATATGCAAAAGGAACTCCTATTCATTCAAGGGGAGCACTCTTATATAATCACTACATAAAGCAGAATAAATTAGACAATAAGTATTCTCTTATTAATAATGGTGAGAAGATAAAGTTCTGTTATCTTAAGAAACCAAATTCTATTAGAGAGAATGTTATTTCTTTTATCTCAGACTTTCCTACTGAATTAGACCTTGACAAATACATTGATTATGACTTACAATTTGAGAAGGCTTTTCTTGACCCTGTTAAGGTTATTTTAGATGCTATTGGTTGGAATGTTGAAAAAACTGTAAACCTAGAACTATTTTTCGCATGAATGAGACTAAACAGGAAAAATGGGAACGTGGGAAGACTCTTATGCTGGAGTCTTTACATAAACCTGATGACAGATTGAGGGGATGTTCTCATAACCAACAATGTTATCATGAATTGATGGAGATAAGGGATCAAGTAATTGAAATGGTAAGAGATATGCCTAATCCTTATGCTCCAGTAACCAAAATACCATTTGGTAAGAAGAATGATCACATAGAACCCACTATTACTACACCAGCAGGTGAGATTAGTGAAACATTAATGAGTGGAGCATTGGGGGATTATTATTCTGATAAAAGAGAGTATTAATTATGTTTTTTAAAAAATTGAGTTTAGTCACTGGTGGGTTTGACCCTATACACAGTGGACATATATCATACTTTACCAGAGCAAAAGATTTCTCTGATTATCTTGTAGT